AAAAAACACCATCTGTAACTGCGCCAACAAGCAGGTCTTCCGGAACAAAGAAGATTCAACTTACAACCACGCAAATGGCGTTGGCAAAGAAATTCAAGATGGATCCTAAAGTGTATGCTGCAGAAGTTTTAAAATTGGAGAAACAAAATGGCTGATAACCGTACCCCCCGTGATTTAACAACCCGTGACAAGAATGTTCGATATGTGTACACACCATCGAGCAAACTGCCTGACCCAACCCCCATTCCTGGAATGTCTTTCCGTTGGATTGCGACGCATGTTATGAGCATTGCCGACCCAACTAACGTGTCAAAAAAGCGCAGAGATGGCTGGGAACCAGTCAAGGCGGCGGATCATCCTGAGCTTATGCTTGAAGGTAACGCTAGTGGAAACGTAGAAATTGGTGGCTTGATGCTTTGCAAAATGCCAACAGAACGCGTAGAAGCTATGGACGAATACTATCAAAGACAAAACAGAGCACAGATGGAGTCAGTTGATAATAATTTCTTGAAAAACCAAGACCCCCGTATGGCTACTTTGTTTTCTGAACGCCAGTCAACAAGTACCAGAGGTAGTGTTTTTGGTAACGGTTCTAAATAACTTAGGAGTTTTTAAATGGCATATCCCATCGTTCCCGCAGCTTACGGCTTAAAGCCTGTAAGTCTGTCAGGTGGTAGAGTGTTTTCTGGTTCTACCAGACTCATTCCTATCGCTTCTGGCTATGGCTACAACTTGTTCGACGGTGACGTTGTTACAGCAAGTGGTGGTTCATTAGTTGTTACAACTCTCGGTGCAGCATCTTCAGCTGTTGCTGGTACTATCGGTGTTTTTGTTGGTGCTCAATACATCAACTCAATGAGCCAAACAGTACGTGCACAGTACTACCCTGCTAACACCGTCACTAACGCCGCTTATGGACCTAACAGTCTGCAAGGCTATGTTGTTGATGATCCTTTAGCTGTGTTCCAAGCCGCTGTATTGACACAGAGCACTTCTGTATCTAACACACCTGGCTCTACTATCGGTTATGTAAACCCATCTTTCATTGGGTCTAACATGTACTTGGTAACAAACGGTTCTAACGGTGGATCAGCTTCTGGTAACACAAACACAGGTGACTCAGCAATGGGCTTAACTGGTGGTGCGATCACTTCTGGTACACAAGGTAATACTCGTATTACTTCAAGCGCACCTTTCCGTGTTGTTAACGTAGTTCCAGACACAGCAGTTACTGTTACAGCCACAAGCGGTACAGCAACTTCTTCTAGCGCAACATTGACAATTACTGCAGCTAATACAGCTATTAGCCCCGGTATGCAGGTGATCATTCCAGGCGTTACTGGTGCATTGGCAGGTAACTTTTTGACATTGACTAACATCAGTGGCACAACACTTACTTTGTCTGCTTCAGTTACAGTCCCAGCAGGATCAGCTATATCTTTTGTTGGTTATCCAGAAGTCCAAGTTCAGTGGAACTTTGGTTACCATGCGTACATGAACGCAACAGCAGCTTAATTAAGGAGCATATAAATGGCTATTTCACGCGCACAACTATTGAAAGAGTTGCTTCCTGGATTGAACGCTCTGTTCGGTTTAGAGTATGCAAGATACGGCGAAGAGCACAAAGAGATCTACGAAACAGAAACCTCTGAGCGTTCTTTTGAAGAAGAAACGAAACTTTCAGGTTTCTCTGCTGCACCAGTTAAAAACGAGGGCGCCGCTCTTGCTTATGACAATGCACAGGAAGCATGGACAGCTCGTTACAACCACGAGACAATTGCTCTTGGATTCTCAATCACTGAAGAAGCGATTGAAGATAACTTGTATGACTCTTTGTCAGCACGTTATACCAAAGCTCTTGCCCGCGCTATGGCGTACACAAAACAGGTTAAAGCCGCTTCTCCTTTAAACAATGGATACAACGCATCTATTGTTGGTGGCGACAACCAACCTTTGTTCTCCACAGCACACCCCTTAGTTAACGGCGCAACAAACGCTAACACATTCACAACTCCTGCTGACTTGAACGAGACTTCATTAGAAGCCGCCGTTATTCAAATCGCTGGTTGGACAGATGAGCGTGGTTTGTTGATCGCTGCTAGACCTAAGAAACTCATTGTTCCACCATCATTAATGTTCGTTGCTACTCGCCTCTTAGAGACAGAGTTGCGCGTTGGTACAAACAACAACGACATTAACGCTATTAAGAACAACGGAGCAATTCCTGAAGGCTACACCGTAAACCACTTCTTGACATCAACCAACACATGGTTCTTGACAACTGACGTGCCAAACGGAATGAAGCACTTTGAGCGTATTGCTTTACAAAATTCAATGGACGGGGACTTCGACACCGGCAACGTTCGCTACAAATCAAGAGAGCGTTACAGCTTCGGTTGGTCTGACCCTCTTGGAATGTTTAGTTCTTACTAATAGGATTGGGAGTTTCCCGGTCGGAGGGGTCCTCAAAAGGGACCCCTTTTTATTTGTGCTACAATTACCTGTGTCGTAATAAAGGAGTTAATATGGACTATCCAACAACAAGAGAAGAAGCAAAGAAAACTGGTGCTAAGTATTACTTTACGGGGCAGCCTTGCAAACACGGGCATGTAGCATTGCGCAAAACAAAGGGTTCGTGCGTAGACTGTTTAAAGGTTGAATGGGCTAAAGGTAATGAAACTCGCGCAGAATACTTTAAGCAATACAACCAATCCGATGCAGGACAAAAAGCCAAAAAAGATTATTATGAGCGTAATAAGGAACAAGTAATTGCTAGGGCGGCTGCAAGACCTGTGGAGCAACGCAAAATGCACAGAGAAAAATATAAGGCGCAAAACCCAGAACTTTATAAAGCCCTCACCAGTGTACGCAAACGCAGACATAAAAACGCAACCCCCAAATGGATTACCCCAGAACAAAAGTTGGCTATGCGCAATTTATATCTTCAAGCGCAAGCATTAACAAAAGCTACAGGTGAACGCTATGTAGTTGACCATATTATTCCTTTAATTTCGCCAGAAGTATGTGGATTGCATGTGCCTTGGAACTTAAGAGTTATTACACAAGAAGAAAACCTAATAAAATCAAACAAAATACCTACACAAAATTAAACTTTTACTGTATTGTAAGCGTCATAAATACTGGGTAACATGAGAATACAGCGCCGTGCTGTACTAATTTTTTGGAGATTTAAATGTTGACAGTTATTATTAAAGGCGAGACTCTTGAAGATTTAGCACAAGCAATTGAAACAGCTTTAGAGCAAGTTGAAGCTTTTTTGATTGAGCAAGACGAAGAAGTATTTGAATACGATGACGATGGTTATTTATATGATGCAGAAAACGATGAGTTATTCTGGTTAGATTTTGACACCGGAGTTGAGTATTACTACGACGAAGAGCAAGATGCTTGGTTTGAAACAGGCGATGTTATGGATGTTGTAGTAGAAGATGACTTTGTAGAAGACGAGCAAGAAGTAGATTTCGAGTAATATTTTTTGCGGGATGATCTAACATTTAGGATGCCTCATTGATAAAGGGGCCGTCGGAGTTTAAATCTCCGTCCCGCAATTTCTTAGCTTTCTTTTCTTCACGTAACTCATAGTGGTGTATTCGGTGGCAATTTGCGCATAATACGATACATTTAGCTGCCTCCTCATACGCTTTTTTCCAAGACTTATTTCGCACAAATTCATGAACTGCCCCTAACTTATTACTGGGGTCTATATGATGAAAATCCATAGCAGCAGGGTGTGCAAAGCCACATGCCGCACACTCTAGCCCAAGTCTATGTGCTTCCCAAATACGTTTATATTCAATACGATTACTTTTCGTTCTTTGTTTAGTTAACTCTTTGTTGTTTTGATAGTGCTTAGATGACGCTTTTTTGTTAACTTCTTTACGTTTTTGTGGGTCTTTATATGGCATAACGCTTGACACAAGTTAAAACCGTGCTATAGTATCACACATCTGGGATTCAAACCTTGTTGCCAGCCCACCCAGGGGTCACGATGCAACGATTAACAAGGTAACTTTTGCATAAGGATTAAAAGTCATGGCACGCACCACATTCGAAGGTCCAATTCTTTCAGGCGACGTTAGATTTGGACCCCTACGTAACGTAGGATATTCACAATTAGTTCAGAACATTGATATCAATATTGGTAACTCAACTGTTGGTTCATCTACATACGGTGGAGCATCTGGACAGTTTGTAGCTTCTAACGGTGTTCCTAACATCAACGGAACAGTTTTTGTTCCATCAGCTACAGCAACACCAACAGCACAAACAATCCCTGCTGATACAGCTACTAACATCTATCGCGGCGCGGTATTTTATTTACCAACAGGCGCTGATTTAGACGATATCTTTTTTGATATTCAAACAGCATTTTCTGTAACTGGCGGTACAGCTTCTCTGACTTCAGTTCAGTTCTTAGCAAGCAACAACTACACAGCTGCAGCCGGTACAGCCGCTTACTTCCAAACAGCCGCGATCACATCAAACGCTGTAGGTCGTCAATCACTAGCTACTTTTACAGGCACACAAATCAGTAATCAATCTGCAACTTCTACAGACATTTATCAAGGTGGCAATCAGCCTAACTTGTCTCAAGTTGTTGTAACAATTGCATTGGTTGGTACTGCGCTATTAACTGCAACTTCTATTGCAGGACAAGTAAACGTAACGCTACGCTATACACAGCCTGATAACAACATTGGTACATTGACAACTTACCCCTACGGTAACTTTGACTAATTAATCCCCGGGGACTTCGGTCCCCATTTCTTGATTTAAGGAGATTAATATGGCACAAAGCCCAAACGGTATACCAAGTACTAATAACCAGATCAATTCCATTACGCGTCAAGCGAAGGTGGAGCCTTTTGATTTACAGGTCTCTCGCGGTCAAATTTTTGGTCATCAAACACTAAGTTTGTTTGGTTATCAATCCGCTGTTGGAAATACAAAAATCCCAGTATGGGAAAATGCAACTACTTACACATACATTACAACAGCCTCAACGCTTACATTGGTAAGTTCTTCTGCATCAGATGACACTTTAGCAAGCATATTAATTAATGGTTTAGATGCTAACTTTAAACCAATTTCTGAAATAATAGGACTGAATGGGGTTACAGGTGTAACAACTGTTAACAGTTATTTTAGAGTTAATAGCATGATAATGGTTTCCCCTGGAACCAGCCAAAGCACTAATGTAGGTACTATTACTTTAAAACAAGTTTCAAACATTGTTGCACAAATTAATGCAGGAATTGGTAAAACACAAAGTACCATTTATACAGTCCCTGCAGGCTATTCATTTTATTTGGATTTTGCGGAAGTAAACACTTCTAATAGCTATACATCATCCAACATTGTTACGTATTCTGTACAAGCAATTAATAACCTTAACAACGTAAAACTGAATGTTTTGCAACAACCGTTTGTATCTATTTATACAGCAAATAGAAGTTCTGATCCCTTTTTGTATGCAGAAAAAACTGATATTCAGTGGCAATTGGTTACAAGCACTGCTACGACCATTGCGGCTGGAGTTATTATTGCCGGTAAGTTAATTTCTAACGGATCTTAAAATGGCTAAGTCTCCAGCATGGCAACGCAAGGAAGGGAAG